CCGCCGCCATTCGCATGACCTTAGTTTCGGTTACACGACCAATTTCAAACGGACCAATCCAAACGTGTGAATCAATCGTGGTTCCATCATCACTGGTTGCTGCCGCGTCAAAGTATCTCACATGTCCATCAAACCCGCCCATGAGAACACGGCGACGGCCTGGCTCTGGGTCTGGGTAGTAGACACTGGCGGTAGGACCGTGAAGTGTTGGGTACTCCATCGGCCACAATGCCTGTGATCGTTCGTCGTAGAAGTAATGCTTAACCGCAGAAGAAGGCTCAGACTTAGCAGACATAAAGATGTGCAGCCCATACAGGTAGTAGTCATACAACAACTTGACATCAAAGAGTGCAAGGTTGACAGAAGCAAACTCACGGTCCATACGGCCAACTGACAAACGATTGGTCTGGCTTACGTTGAACTCGTTTGGCGACATGTAATACAGGCCGTTTGATCCAAAGAAGTAAAGACTTCGGTTCGGACCATGCGCCCACGCATCTGGACTGATAATTCCGATGTCACGGCTGATGTTGGTAATTGAAGAACCGCCTTCTACGCTGGGATCTCCTTGCAGCAACATGATGCTGTTCTGGCAACCAAACACCAGGCTGTCTTCCCGAAACGGAAACAACGCTTTAATTGGCTCGCCAATCTCAGACAGGTTTGTTGAAGTGCCTGAAATTGCATCACCGGCATTTACGTCCCAGTCATTTGGCCCCTCGCCTGCACTAACGCTGTCGGTGTATGGCCCTGACATAAACCAGTTGTTTGGAAATTCCGGTAACCCGGCCAACACTAGCCTGCCCATGTGCTTTGTTATCAAAGAGCATTTTGGCACATCTGTGGCTGTATTAGCCCCACCTGGAATTAAAGGGTCACCCGTAACATCGCCATTGCTATCTAACCCCTTACACAACACAGACCAATCTTTAATTGCAAATGATCCTACATCTAGCACCAAATACTTTGTGCCATCAGTCATGTAGTAGTTGCTGTAGAACTCAACACCAGATACTCGCGTTGACAAATTGCTAAAGACTAAGTTGTTGCTAGGGTCTTCGTCGGTTGGGTCGTTAGACACTTGGGCAAACGAATCACCCACATTAACAGATGTGTAGACCTTTCCGTCATTTGCAGCCACTACTAAACGGCTTGCTTCTGAAACATCGTCTACATTGCGCCACTGCAAATTATGAAAGAACGGTTCGTTCCAGTCACGCAAGAAGTCGCCGCCGAACTCTGCCCGGTGCAACAACTGTGACCCTCTTACAACTCTTGTCCAACCATCGTCGCTTTCTGAATCGTAAAAGAATCCAGAAGATTCAGGATCAGACTCAAATCCAGCATAGGTGGCGGGATACGATAAAGAATTTGACACTGCTGCATCGCGGTAGTAAAGCCAAATTCTCTCGTTTGCATCATCAGCAGCCTTCCACTCCATGTTACACACATTGTTTGCAGCATGGTCGGTCTCATGACCAAAACTGTCGTTTTCAGGACTCCCGTCTGGAAGCATCTGAGCAGCAGCAAGATTGCCAAACCCCGTAGGATCCCATTCAAATGAACCGTCTGCGTTTTTACGTCGCAGCCTCACATTGTCGGTGTAGTCAACTCGGTGAATGTATTGTGCGTCATCTGGGTCACTTACGCTAGTGTAATAAGCACTAACCCGAAATGGCTTTACGCCACGCCTTCGCCAAAAGAAAAGCCCAGACCTGGCTCTAGTCAAAGACAATTCTTCGCCAGCAGTGTCGGTGCCTACAAAGAAAGCTAAATCAAATTCATTCTCACTTGAGTCTTCAGCATTTGCCAACGGCCCTTGTCCATTGAGCCAAATTCGCAATCTATTTTTGTCGCATTGAATTCTTAGTGATTGCCAAGTTTTGAATTCGGCACCGTTCTCTTCTGTTCCTATATCCAAAGTGCGGACATTCACAAGGGACACTTGATCGTTAGTTGCGTTTTGAATTGTGCCGATTTTGAGTTGGGGATTGTTTGTATTTATTCTTGCATCAACGTTACTAGGTTGATGAAAGCCTATAAACAACAACTGTGTATCTTCTGATCCTGCATCGATTGTAGATTCTGCATCGTCAACGGTAGCCTTTACACGAAACACAAGGCCATAGTAATACTCAGACCCTCCATGTAATCCACAACCCACAGCAAGATGCCCACCCCCGTACACCTTGTGAAACGAGGCTGGCAAAAGACCGGCGTGAGAAGCGATCCTATGGTTTTCAAAGTCATCTCTTGCTGGAGTTCTTATGTCGCAAGTTATACCCCAACGCTTTGTTGCTGCGCTGTGAAACGCAGTTTCATCGTCTGCTTGGAACGGAAACACTACACTTGAAACGTAACTTACGTTGGTTGGCTTGTATGTTCCATCGCCTCCTCCAAACATGCCTAATGGCGCATCTGATTTATTTTCAATCAAAAACTTGGACGGCATTTGGTTATACAAAGGATTACCGTCGTTGTCGCCTGTCACCTTGTCAAACGGTGCGCGTGGGTAGATGCACCCGTCGCGTCCATCTACAGAACGAACGTGCCACAGGCCAGGGCTTCCACTATTCCATGTAGATAAAGGACCGTTTGCTCCAACAGGAACCAGAGATAGCAACCGCGAGCCGTATGGGTCAACAGAGTGATCATAAAGTGCATCATCCCATCCTGCTTCTGTTGGTTCTGGAAGGTTTGTAGAACACTCATACATTGGAATAGGAAACAGAGTCGTACCACCTGAAATAGGTGCGGGAGAATCAACTCCAAGAGTGTCTGATGGATCTCCATCTTGGTTTGGATCAACAGCAAGATTAGTCAAATCTGCGGGCGTACCATCTGGAATACCGTCTTCTACGCTGTTGTTATATGAGTCAGTACCGCCTAGTGTTCCCAATGCGTCTGATGGAATTGGAATGACATCCAACATCTGCACACGGTTTGTGCCAAGACCACCGCCACCATTCTCAGGCGTTGCCTTCTTTGTGCCAAGCCTTCGGCCACCACGCTGGCGATCCTCGTCAATGTCGTAGGACAACACGTTCTTAGCGTCGGTTGTCGTTCGTTCCGGCTGTTGGTCGTGCGGCCTGGACTCAAATACCCCATTAACTGGGAACGGCATGTTTACGTCTTGCTTGTTTGACTCTGGCATCAGACAACGTCTCTCGTTCTGAGGAACAGGTACACACGATCCGTGCTGGTCGTGTTAGCCCCAGTAAATTCCAGTTTCACTGTTTCACTGTTGCTCAGGTCAAGACCGTATTCCTCGTAGGTCCAGACCGCAGACTCGCCAGCATTCAGTACCACTTCGTCCATCTGGTACTCAGTGCTGCCGTCTACCAGAATCAGTTTGACCGTGTACGTTCCTTGTGCCGCACTCTTGACACATGCCATAGCCCCGAAGAACTGTCGCATCTTGACTGAGCGTTGCTTGGATGGCGAAGAATCTGCCAACCCTTGCGTCACCTGTGTAGATGAGGACAGCGACAGGCCGGGACCGATAGCGGACTTAACTGTTCGGTAGTTCTTATACATCATGACGGGTCTTCAATAGCATTGAACGGCAATCGACCGCCTTCGCGGTTACGTCCAACCATGCCGCCGCGTATGGCTCCATAGGTGTTCTGGATCATCCCGTCTTGTATTGCTACACGCTGGAACATGGGAGACATCTCCACCTCGATAAGACGCTGGGCCATGCCTTCTTCTTCGTAGCCTTGTGCAAACGCACGGACATGGAAGATCAGCAACGCTTCAGCAAACGGTGGAACCTGAGCGATATCGTCATCGGCAGCCAGTTCGGACCACGACGCGCGGTACGCCAACGTGATGTTGTCTTCCGCTGTCGGGGTTGGTGCAATCTCCAGGCGTGGGTGCTGCTGGTCATCGTCTGCATACGGCTCTGGCCACACAACTGTCGCGTAGTAGTGCGCGCCCGTCGAGATGTCGCCGTTGCGAACCATCAAGACATGGTCGTAGGTGGTCAACTGAATGCTGTCATTCAGGCCATCTTCCATTCGTACAGAAATGATCTCACCCATATCGCCGGGCAACGTCACAAAGGAATCGTTGGAAGCAATTTGAATGGTTGTCGTTGGACGATCCCTGAACTTCCATCCGTGAGTGAACATGTGGCGACCGGCCTGGTTGATGATATCTACTTCAGACAACTGGTCTGAGGGAGTACCGCCAAGCGCGTGTTGCACATGTGTCTTGAGATTAGCAAGTGTAAGTGGCATCAGGTCACCGCGAACACGCGAACCAGAGCCGCGCCCGAAGCATAGAACTCGATTCGATCAATGGTGTCCGCAGTCCAGTCAGATTCCCATGTGTTCTGCTCACTTGAGTAATTTGACGCATTGAAGGTTCCGGCCACATTGCCACGGTTTCGGGAGTCATCGGTAGAGAGATAGAAGGGGATGCCTGCTTTGAGCTTAAGGCAGAAACCGTTCTCCAACCCCGGAGACCCACCGTCATACAGACCGCCCTCGTTGCATACAAGTTGGATTTCAGCGTCTACGTTGCTTTCGATCCAGATGAAATCAAAGTCAGACATCAGGGTGTCGGACCAGATTTCCTTGATGGTCGTTGATCCGATGCTGTAGGTTCGGTCGAAGACTTCGTCGGTTCCTGCGGCGACTGTGACCGCCGTCGTTGTGGAACCATCTGAGTAAGTGTTGCCTCGTCCATCCGTGTAGGCGAACTTGGCGTAAATAGATACGTTTGGCATTTCAAGAAAACTCCAGTAAAGGGTAAAGGCTCCCCGCCCGCGTGAACGAACGGAGAGTGGGAAAGTGTTACGGGTTTGACCTTGTGTGAGGTCATGGGTTATCAGGCGCAAGCCGGTGCATCTTGTGACATTACAACGCCAGTGGTATACCAGTGCGTGCCGTCACAAACAAAGGTGACATCAGTACCAACCTCTGCGTCTTGAAACGTCCAAGTGTCTTCTGAACTAAACCCCGCTTGCACTGACACATTGTCAGCATTCGTGTCAGCGTGAATAACGCCGCCCTTGAACAATGATGTTGACGCATGAGTAGCAACGAGCAAATCGTCACTTCCGTCATCGTCTTTCCACACAATCACTCGATAAGTCAAGCCAACTTGTGGCGTGGGCAATGTCAGAGTGGTGTCTGCACCTGGAGTTACAAGATCGCAGCAAATTAGCTTTCCGCTGTCTGCTGCTGTCAACGCTACGCTTGCTGTAACTGTCTTAACCAACGTGTGTGTTGATTCATACTTTGCGATCTCTCGCGTTCGATGTGGACTCGGCATGGTTTACTCCTAGCCTGTGGGTGTGATTCGCGTGGACCCACTCGCCACGCTTGAAAGAACCCCCCAGCGGCCCGAAGGCCGCCAGGAGGACAGAAAGGGTTATCACTGACGGTCGCCAACTACGAGAACGTAGTCAACATTCATTACTTCATTCGCACCGCCAACACCCAAGACCGTAAACGCAACATCAAGTGCTACTCCGGTTGGAATGTTGGTTGTGTGTGTGGCAACTTTCGCGCCATCCACGAAGTATCGAATGTTTCCGTTGCCGTCGTACTCAAACGACAGAACACGATAGTCACCATCAGACGCAAATGTTTGCGAACAGGCTGTAGTGGTTTCTGTGCTTGATGCTTCACTGACCGCGTTAATTGCGCCGCCCGTTCCGACAATATCACGGAAACCAACATGCGAAACAACACCGCCAGCGGGCGCGGTGTCATTGGCTGTAACAAGTCCAACAAGCCACTTAGTAGCATCAACGTCTTCATTTGAAATGCGACAAGTAAACTGAAGTTTACTGCCAGCAGTCAGTTGAAACGGCGCGCCGTTAGTGTAGATACCTTTTTCAGTTGTGGTATCACTTGTCAAACTCATGATGCCGTTTACTTCTGCGAGTGGTACAGCAATACCGGCTGATGTTTCAAGCCAGTTACCTTCATCGGCAGTGTTGCTAACCGATGTGCAAACAAAGTCATCCCACAGAACAACAGGCATGTCAGCCGCTTGGCCGGGCTTGTTAACTGGGGGGAGGAATGGAATACTCAGAGCCATTGTCATTTACTCCTGAACTGAGTGTTTAGATTAGTCACGCTACTCACGCACCGGGAGCAACGATGCCCTGACGCTGACGCGACGAGCAGAACATGTTCCACCAACAATCAACCGGCTGAACGTGAGTGAACGGCTGGTTGGGATGCTGCATAACGTCGTGCTTGAAGAAGTAACGACGGGAGTGGAATACAGGGGTCAGGTAGTTAGCGTTGACCCAGTAGTAACGGTTACCTGGAGTGGTAGCCGACCCTTCAATTGCACCAGTGCTACCATCGTTGTAGATCGCAGCGGAGTCCAACTTGCTGATATACATGACATCAATGCCACTGTATTGCGGGTTGTTGTACGCAGGATCCTGACGGTTTACCAGCGTATCGTTGGCATCGCGGAGCATTCTCTTGTAGAGGTTGATGCCACTGCGGGAGGCAGCGATAAACTGACGGGACAGGTTTGGAGACTCGAAGTATTCCTGCTTGGTCGCTGGTGGGATGAACTGAACCTTCAGGAACATTTCATCGAACGCATCGAGCAGGCCGTCGTTGTCGCCGTCGCTGTCATCAGGATCGTTGTAGTCGTAGTTCGACACCTGGTTGTTGTATTTGCTACCGGCTACGGAGATGTCGAGACCCTGAAGGGTGTCGGATCCGAAGTTCCAGTGAGCAGCACCACTGTTGTCCTCGTGGATGAACGCAGGAATCGAGTAAGGAACCTTACCCGTTGTTGATTCCATGTCGGTCGTACCAGAGTCAGCAGGCTTACGCCAGAGGTCGGCTTCCATACCGTTCATGATTGAGGTCCAGAGACGCTGCTCCTTGAGCCGCTTGAGTCGCTTGTAAACGACCTTCTGCGCGTCGCGGGACAGACCATCACCAACCTGAAGTTCGATCTCCTGGTCGGTCCATGACAGGTGGTCGATGGAGAATCGCCAGTCGATCTCCAGATTCGTTGCCACCTCTGGATTCGTCCAAGTGAACGTATCGTTTGGCTGATAGTGGTCGTAGGTGTTGTTCTCATCCAACATGAGGGTGTCACGGATCGTGCTACCACCTTGGATGACGGTGTCCATTCCCTTGCCCTTGAGCATACGGGAAAGGAGGTAAGTGTTCTCGACGGCTTCGTTGACTACCTGCTCGGCACTCGTGAGGTAACGAGGACCAGTCAGGTTCATGAAGTCGTTGAAATTGCTAAGGGCAGTACCCATTAGTCACTCCAATCAAGATTTGAATTGCTTGGCAATTTCGTCCTGAGTCATGCCACTCATCAACGATTCCAGCACCTGATCGTCACGGTCATCTACCGTTCGCGGTCGAGTAGCGGTCGAGGCCGTACTCCGTCGCTTGGGCTGACCAGCCGATTTGGCTTGGTTGATCTTCGTGGCCTTGTCTCCAGACTCCACTGCGTCTGCAAGAGTTATACGCGCTGCGTCGAGCATGATGTCTGAGTATGTGTTGTATTGGCCGGTTTGGACCAGTGACCTCATCTTATCTTGGACCTGCTCATACGCTTTGTCTTCCGCCAACTGCGGGAACCGTTCCTGCAACTGTGATCGAACGGAAGACAGTTCTTTCTGCTCCACCATCTGAGATAGTTGGAACAACCGCATTTCTTGTTGCTGCATGATTCGCTGCATACCCATTGCCATTGATTGGATGGGCTGCATCACAGCGTTTGCGGCTTCGTCGCCAAAGATGTCTGCAATCTGAGAGCGTTGTGGTTCCAATGCGGATTGAATCGTGGGTTGAGCTTGGGCCTGCGGTGTGTTCCCGCCTTGGACTTCGCCTTCCGTCATCGCACCTTCTTGGTTTGTTGCTTCCAGTTTGGACCTCAAATCGGCATATTCTTGGGAGAACCTATCGCCATCGGCCTGGACCTTGGCACGCTTCAGTCCCCAGTCAACAAAGCGATCTGGGTTCCTGTCGTACTCCTCGTCCAGAAGATGACGGGGTGTCCCGTCCCTGAGTAGCGCGGCCAATGCACGCTCGTAGTCAGTACCACGGTTGTCCGCAGTCGGCTCTGGCTCTGACTCTTCGGCTTGCGTAGGAGCCTCATCCATGACCACTGTTTCAGTTGGTTCTTCGGATGGTTGAGCGTCCTCTTGCTCTGCCATGACACCAAGCAGGGTGTTCAATACATTGTCATCGCCCTTGGCCCCGGCTGTTTCCAGGCCCTCCGGCAATGGCATATCTTCCGTGACCTGCTCAGTCACTTGTTCGATTGCCTCTGTTGTTTCAGTTGCTTCGACTTCGTTGATTGTTTCGTCGCTCATGTTGTTCTCCGGGGTTGACCTTCTCAGGCTCCCTAATCTTTTTCCATATCATGACGGGAGGCTACGTCCCGCTCATGCGCTTGCGAACGAATAATTGGTTGTCCCTGCTTGTTGCAATCTGCCCCCTCCAGATTCCTGGGCAACGAGCGAGAAACATACGGGTACTTGTGTGTCTTTCTGGCTATGCCTGCGGTATCCAAAACAAACGATGCCACACGGGTCAGCGTCTTGCCGTCCCCCTCCACGGTGTCGCCGATGCTTGGTACTTCCGACGCATT